ATTCTCCTCGTGCATATTCTTACGAGTGATCTTAGAAGCTGGTACACGGAAGGCAAGCTCCGTCTTTGGAGTTGTCATACCGTCACGCACTGGTTGAAAAAAGAACGGGTAGTTGTTCGCAATTGGAACAACTTTATCTGTAAACATTTTCTTAGCATCGGGACCCGTCTTGGATGTTAAACCTATACGAGCATCCTTGGCCAAAGTTGCAATGTTAACAGCTTCGGAGGAGGCCATAAAAGAGAAACCTGAACGACGGTTCTTAAGATAGCACATACCAAAACATCTGCTGTCAGCCTTGCACGCTTCCCAAAATATAAAGAATACTCTGTTTGATTCACGAAAGTCTGGATGACCTACGTCAGTCTTTGACCATTGCAAGTACATATAATGTGCACCTGTGATGTAAGTCTTCTCGCCATTGTTAATAAACCAATAGCCTAGCTCACGTCTGTCAAACTCTTTCTCGATGTAGTCTACCCATTGAGACTTAAATGAATTGTCTCGACGGTTCCAATCAAAGATGGTCTTGATGCGAGATAGTTCTTTGGGTAGTTCTGTAGCTTGCCACTTCTTTCCATTGTAGTCAACCTTATCAGGGGCCAATGGCAGAGCAACTCTTAGACCACTGATATTGTACACCTCTCCAATCGTGCCATCTTTTGACACGACAACAAAGTCGTACTCATGGTTCCAGCCATATTCCCAATCCTTCTTTGCATTTCTCTTTGCAAGAATCTTCTCAGGAACATTAGACTCATCAATGTAGAATAAACTCATATATATTTATTCACAATATTATTTGATTGATAAAAATTATCACGAACCTTCATAGCATCTTCTATTTTTCTGTACGAACCAAGTTGGACATATTTATTTTCATGTCTAACTCTAACTTGGAAACTATTTGAATGCCAAATGATATTAGGTTGGCCTGTTTTTGTTTTACGCTTTAAATCACGATGTACAGAATTTTCCCTATGAGATACCCACTCTAGATTATTTAAATTATTATTTAATCTATTACCATCTATATGATTCACGCATTCTTTTTTGTTTTCCAAAAATGCCTCGGCCATCATCCTATGAACTGTGAAATCTTTCAGTTTACCATCTTTAAATAAAGTGACAGAATAATATTTAGCTCGTATTCTTGGTTTTTTAATTTTATTGAATCTGCAATTTTTTACTCTACCCAAATTGCTTACTTCATAAAGTTCTTCATAACCAACTATTGGTTTCCAAATTTCGTTTTCCATATTATTTCCCTTTTGCTCTCTGTTCTGCAAATCCTCTGTTAGTTGGAGCTACATTATTAACAACTCCCTCAATAATATTACTTTCCTCTTCAATGCGTTTAAGTATCTCAAATGCATCAAGTATAGCTAATTTTTTAGCTTGTGCGGCCGCTTTTAACTTATCAGCACCTAAATCATCCTCCATATGAGTAATGATCTTCTCCTCAGCAACCTTAATCAACTCTTCGACAGCTTTATATCCAGAGTCAATAATTCTTTTCTTAAGTTCTGTTATTCTATTCATCTAATTTAATTGTTAGATTCTTAGTATACATACGGTACACTTTCTCACCGTCAATATAGAATGGATACTCGCTATCGGGCTCAAACGTGACCGTGTCGCCCTCTTTTAATCCTAGTGCTAGTACTTCTTCGTTTGGATACTTTATCGTGCCTACAAGAGGCTTCTCTGCGTCTGCAGTAAGTATGCCTGTGCTATCATTCTCCATGGGAGAGATGAACACGTAGCGTCCAATACCAATCCAATCAGCACCAGGCTTCTTATATGCATATGGATCGTCAATAAAGTATAAGTCCTCTCGGAAGTAATTCCAAGCAGACTTCTCTCTACCACGCATATCGTAATACAACCTAAAAGTATTGTGATGCACAATGACCGTATCACCTGGTTCAACAGGACCCTCGTATCCAATAGGCGTAGAGATAACAACAGCCTCACGCATAGTGGCAAGGTGGTCTTCTTTCGATGTAGAAATAATGAGCTCTCCCCTCGTGTTGTCATATCTCTTGCCATCACGGGGACTTACTATGTAATAAAAAGGACTCCGCATATTAAAAATCGATTGAATACTCTACAACAAAAGGAACATTAGCATTTATTTTTTTCCAAAGAAGAACTTCGTCATCCTTTTCAATAAATATCTCTATGTCACCTGTATCAACTTGTCTTATAAGGTGAATTTTGTAATTCCCCTGTAAAACCACTTGACCATGAAGGTAATGCATTGATTCTCGATAATCAGTTCCTAATGATATTTTCCTGATAATCATACTCATTTTTATTAAAATATTTTAAATTAGTTTTATTCTTTCTTCTTCCAGATATATAATTGCTAAGAGTTACTGAATTTATTTTATAGTAATCAGCTGCGTCTTTAATACAATCAAATATTTGACCTGATATGGTATCAATTACCTTTCTTGCTGCATGATTTTTGCCTCTCATTTGAGCCAAACCAATTTTATCAGCAGTGGACCTTTCCATTTTTTTACCAAATCTAAAATGCTTCTCTCCTTTTCTAGATAAACTCATTTTCAATTTAGATTCTTCACTAAACTTTTTGCCCCAATGAGGATGATTTTCTCCTCTAATCCTAAGGCTCATTTTTTGCTTCCACTCTTCGGTATGTTTCCTCCCTCTATTTAAGGCATTTAGTCTATCCGAGTTTTCCTTTGGAACAACATACCCTAACATACCATCACCACCATCTGTTAAATTACAAAGAGTTCCTTTGTTTAAATTCTTTCTTCCATACAAAGAAATAAACTCTTTTTCTTTTTCTTTGGCTTCGTCGTAAGTTATTTCATCTAACATTATTTCTACACGATATTCAGATAAGTTTGCCATCTTATGCCAAAAATCACTTCTACCTTTTTTTGAATTGGCACGATAATATCTATTATCACTACCGATTCCAATATAAAAGGGTTCGTTTTTATCTAACCTAATGTGTCGATAAACGTAAGCCATTACTCTTTATTCTTGATTTCTCCTGTCGCAAAGTCAATCGTGATATCTCCGTACTTAGCGTGTAGTTCTTGCTGAATGGCAACGTGTGTTGTACCAGCTGTATCTAACTGAGCTAAAATAGATTGTTTCTCTACTTTGGAATTGTGAATTGTAATCTCAGCATCTGCTAAAGCGTTGCGAAGATTTCTGATTTCTGTATGAGCGGCTCTGAAGCGATCCAACTCGTCTTGTGTTAATTTATCCATTGTATTATATTTTTTTGTAAAAGTACTAATTATATTTTAATTTTAGCATATGAAGATATTATACTTGTGCCCTCATATGTCGACAGGGGGAATGCCCGGTTTTGTTTTAAAGAGTGTTCAAACTCTTTACAAGACATTTGAGATTGAGGTAGTAGAGTATCAATGCCATAGCTTAGACTATGTCGTGCAACGTAATAAAATAAAGGAACTAGTTCCGTTTCATACCTTGCACGAGGACAAGATGGAGTTGTTTAACATCATCGCAAAATTCAATCCTGACATTGTTCACATTCACGAGCCGTCTGAACGCTTTAATCGTGATATGATTGCGGAATTATATCGTGAGGACAGAAACTACCGAATCGTAGAAACGTGCCACGATGTGTCATTTAACCATGACAAAGAAAAGATATTTCATCCTGATGCATACTACTTCTGCACGCCATATCACTTGGATACATTCGCTTCATCGCCATCTTACAAAGAGGTGATTGAGTTTCCAATTGATGACAAGACAGATGACCTTGATACTTGTATGGATATACATAGACAAGGGTTTGATTTTCGTAAAGAAAATGTAGTTAGTGTAGGTCTTTGGACTCCTGGTAAAAATCAAGCTGAGGGGATTGAGATAGCTAGAAAGTATCCTGAAATGGACTTTCATTTTATCGGAAACCAAGCTATAAATTTCAAGCATTACTGGGAGCCATTAATGAAAGATTTGCCAACTAATGTTAAAGTGTGGGGAGAGAGAAATGATGCACACCGATTCATGTTGTTGGCAGATATTTTCATGTTTAATTCTACATGGGAATGCAACCCATTAGTATTACGGGAAGCAATAGGATATGGATTACCTATTGTAGCTAGAAACTTACCACAGTATGGGTCAATGTTTGATAAATATATTCAACCTATTGACTCTGATTTAAGGTCAGTATATTCTAATTATATAATACCTATAGATAATACGACTGAGATATTCACTCAGAAGCAAATTGACTTCTACAACAAAGTAATGACACTAGACAAACAAGAACAAGATGTAACCATCATCCAACACTTTGTTGGTCAACCATACCTAGAGATTAAGTCAGGACTGAAAGCAGACTTTAAGGTACAATACTTTGATGGAGACAAGTTAGTATACGATAATACTATCGGATCAAACTGTTGGGTCAAACTAAATAGACAATACTATACTAAGTGGCATAGTAAAGTTTACATGGATGGTA